GTCCAGTAACAGGAGTCCAACCTATAGGTGAAGCCATTTCATCCCATAACACACGCTCACGCTCTTGTACCGTTGTTTCCTCCACAGTTAGGGGATAACCAATACGGAAATAGTTTCGTTCTAAAGGATATTTACCAAACCATACATCTAAAAAAGTGCTTGGTTTTTTTACAGTCATTTCTATTAATGCTGGAGCTTCTACGCTTCCTTTATTCGTGAAATAAGAAGTAATCTCAGTAGACCAACTTTGTGTGAAAGTGTGAGTCTGTACCTTTCCTAATTTATAAGGCATCGGACAAATGAATTTCAAAGTACCTTTTCCTAGGGTAACAAAATCATCAATATCAAAATCCTCATCAATAACAGCAATATATGTCCTATCTGGTTTTGTATCAAAAGTTAGCTCAGCCGCTTGATCTGTAATTAACCAATCCGCAATTTCTTCTTTTAACGTTTCTAAATCCGTCCCATCTGGAACGATAATTCCAACAGGTACAGGAAGTGGACGAGGTTCAGTATCTGTATTCAATAATCTTGCACCAGGATATCCAGGAACCTTTAAAAAACTACGTTTCAAAGGTGCCCATGTTGGTGGACTCCATCCTTTTTCTATTTGGATATATTCTTTTCGTTCGTTATTAAATGTAAAAGAACTCATGCTGACACCTCATTTCTTTATAAAATAAACCCAAACCTAAAAGTCTGAGTTTCTTTTTGCTTCTCTATCTTGATACTCGGTTGTATAACGATACGTACCGCGTGCAACTTCTCTTCCTTCTAAAATTACAGGTACTTCAATTGCTAATCCACCACCTGAGACTGCAAACTCACCATTTACACCTTGATATAAGCCGTTTGCTTGTAATCCTATATTACCGACATTAACTGTTGGTACCGCTGCTTCGCTCATTGCTTGAGATGCACGGTTTATTATTCCGATTGAATTTTCCATACCAATCGCAAGACCAGCCCCAATATGCTTACCAACCTGATCTCTCATTAATCTTGATGGACTGTGAATATCAAAGAATCCAGTAAAGCCGTCTAAAATACTACTACCGATAGATTTCACCTTAGATAATACTTTTCCAGCCATACTCCCTAAACCATCTATCAATCCGCTTATTATATCTCTACCTATCTTAAATAAATCGATTTTTCTTAAAGTATCAACAATCTTTGGTACAATATCAGTCACAATTGTAGAACCTAACTGTCCCACCATACTTACAATCCCTTTTATTAAAGCCCAAATTAATTGCACACCAGCTTCAAGAATTTTAGGTAAATTCCTAATTAATTCTCCTGCTAAAGTGATAATAAGATTAAGTGCTGCACTCACTAATTGTGGTAAGACTTGTACAATCCCTGCAATTAACATAAGTAAAATTTTGATACCCGCTTCAAGTATCTTCGGTAAATTTGCAATTAATGTGGATGCAATTTTAACAATCAAGTCTAATGCCGCGTTAATAAGCTGTGGTAAGACTTGTGCTATACCATTGATAATGGCTAACAGTATTTTAACACCAGCATCAATTATTTTAGGTAAGTTCGTAATCAAAGTATCTGCTACTTTTGTAATTAGATTTATTGCTAAATCTATTAATTGCGGTAGCATTTTTATGATTCCATCTATTAAGCTTGTTAAAACTTTAACACCTGCTTCAATAATCATAGGTAAATTTGCGGTAATGGCTTCAATCAAAGTCGTAATGACTGTGATAATTGCTAAAGCAATCATAGGTAAAGCTTGTGTAATCCCTGTAATTAGTGAAACTAGTAAATTTATCCCCATTTCAATTAGCTGAGGTAAAAATGACATGATTCCATTAATAATGGTTTGAATAATCGTTACAGCTATTGGGATTAATTGTGGAATCATCAACATAATTCCATTAATTAAAGTCATAATCAATTGAAGACCTGTCTCTATAAGCGTAGGTAAGACCTGTACAATTCCAGAAATTAAGGTTTGAATAATTTGAATCCCCGTTTGAACGATCATAGGAAGATAAGTTGCAATCATTTGTGAAATCGTATTAATGATTCCAACAATGGCTTCAAGAATAATTGGAGCCGCTACAACCAAACCATTCACAAGACTTGAAATCATTTGAGATCCAGCTTCAAGAAATTGCGGTAATGCTGTTGTTACGAAATTAGCTATATTAGTAAAGATGTTTGTAATAGTTTCAAGAATAATTCCAGAGTTTGCATTCAAGTATTCTGCAATCGCTGGTAAATAACGAGATACGGAAACAAGGACACCAGGAAGACCACCAATAATTGCTCCTGCTATAGAAGGACCAATTGTCTTAAAAATCTCTCCTAATTGGCTGAAATCTCCCGAAAAAACAGCTTTCACAGCATCAAATAGATGAAGACACGCTTCACGTATTTTACTAACTGCTAATCCTATCATTTCAGCTGCATCTTGGAATCCTTTTGGCAAATGGGTAATCCAATCATTTAAGTGGTCACCGTCTGCGGCCGTCCAGAATAAGTATTTACCTAATGAAACGAGTATATCTATAAAGCTCTGTATACCGCTTATCACGCCAGTAATACTGTTTTTAAAACCTTCATTTGTTTGCCACAACTTTTTAATTCCGATTACTAATCCAACTATTGCTGCGGTGGCGGCTATAAATCCGCCTACAACTAAAGCAACTGGACCAGCAACAGCCCCAATACTTACACCCGCTATTCCAGCTATACTGGATAAGGTGACAAATACCGGGGCTAGAGCCATGCAAGCTCCAATTAAAATCCCTACTGCAACAGCAATCGTTGTTAATGCTGCGGCTAATGCTGGATGCGCTGAAATCCAACTTGCAAAAGCACCAATAATGTTAGCTACTATGCCTAAAAGTGGCTCAAGTGCCATTTTTAAGTCACCCATTGCTTTCTGGAACTTTACAGCTGGGCTTGCATCCATTTTCTTTATCATTTCATTTAATTCTTCTTGGCTTACGTTTAAATCAATTACTTTATCTTTGGCATTTAAAAGCGTATCTATAATGTTCTGCCCTTGGTCCTCAAACATGGTCCCGAAAAGCTTAACACCAATTTCATTTCGCTTTGTTTCATCCTCAATCTGATTTAAAGCTTTAGCGATATCTGTCATAGCGGCTGAACCTTCTTTACCGCCTTTTGCTACAGATTGACCCCACTTTTCTAACTGATCTGCTGAAATTTTTGTACCTTCAAGAGCTTCAGTCATAGCTTTATCGACACCTTGACCAAATTCAGCCGCTTTAATACGCCCTTCTTTCAATCCGTCTAAGAGGTTATCAATATTCCAAGTACCTGTATCTACCCCAGCCGCCATAATCGCTTGTACTTCTTCAGCCGTATAGCCAGCTCGTGTTAATTGTCCACCGTATTCGGCAATAATATCTAGCTGTTCTGGTGGAAATCCCATTTTTAATAAAGCATTTGTTAAAGCTAAAGCACTATCATTTGTTATTCCTAATTCACTGCCAACCTCATTTGTTTCTTGGATTAATTCTGTAAAATCAATTCCTGCATAAGAAGTCGCAATTGCTGAAGCTCCCTTTACAATAGCTGTATTTGCTTCATCACTTACATTTTTGTTTAAAGCCCATTGCCTACGCGTTCCTTCAAGAGCTTCCTCCACATCTACACCATATGCTTCAATTCCACGAACAGCTTGTTCAACTGATTTCTTTGAAGAAGGTGGAACTTCAAATGTTACATCTATTTTTGTTTTTAGTTTAGAAGTATCAAGAGCCTTTTCAATTACTCCTGATATACCACCAGCTGCCATCGCTCCACCTAACATATTTTCTAAACCAATATCTAATTCTTTGAAACTTTTACCAGCTCTTTCAGCTTCTCGTGAAAGTTCCCTCAATTCATTTCTTACATTTTCAATAGAGTTACCATCATCAACAGAACGAAGCGCACGTTGTAACTTTTCAATATCAGCTTCTGCTCCCAATGCTTCACGACCAATAAGACCAATCGCTTGATCTAACTGCCTACTGGTAGCCGTACCACTTTTAATTGCATTCACAAGACGATTTCCTAACGCTCCTGCAAAATCATCAACACTTTTCCCTGTAGCTCTAAATAAGGTTTCTAATTGCCTTGTTGAACTTGCTACATTCTCTTGTTCAGCTTTTAATCCAGCGAGTTTGCCTTTCAGACCATTAAGCGATCCTTCTGTAAATTCAATTTCACGCCTAAATGCACGATATTGTTCTTCAGAAATTTTACCGTTTTGAAATTGAGCTTGAACTTGTTGTTCGGCTGCCTTCAATTTATCTAGCTTTTGTGTGGTATTTTCAATTGCTTGTGTAAGTAATTCTTGTTTTTGAGCTAATGCTTCAACATTACCTGGATTAAATTTCAAAAGACGTTCAACATCTTTTAGCTCTTTTGTTAAATCATTGCTACGTTTATTTACATCTTTTAAAGCGTTTTGTAATGGTTGAGTGTTCCCATCGATTTCGATTGTAATCCCTTTAATTCTACCTGCCATTTTCTCACCTCTCTTCTTTAGAAATTGTTAAAGTCATTTTGTGTTGCTTTACGTGTTTTTTCTTGTGGTGGCTTCTGCATTTCTAAATATTCATCGATATAATCAAGGCACATACCAATTGTCATATCTTCTAAATCAGCCTTTGTAAGTTTGCATTTATAACACAAAACAAGGAACGTCTCAGTGGTGAATACATCACCCTGATCCGCTCCTTGTTGACCATTATTATTGCTATTTATAACTTTTTTTTAGATTGAATTGTGGAAGCTATCATATCTTGAATATCCTCTAAGATTTCAATGATTGGGAATTCATCAAATGAATCTAGCCATACCATTGGTTCTGGTATCTTTGGATCAGCCGTTTTTGCCATAGTCCAAACTAAATTATAAAATACTTCAAAATCAACACTATCTAACTTACTTGGATCTAGATTCTCCATATCAATTTTCCCAAGTGGTGCTAACTTGAGAAGTTGTGCGAAATAATCCTTTCCAAATTGCGCTTTAAATCGAACTGGTGTCGCTCCTGTACTTTTTAAACGAATGTCTTGACCATCTACTGTAATTGTCTTTTCCATTTACTATTACGCTCCTTTTGGTGCTGCTGTTTTTTTAACGTACACTTCTTTGTACCAATTATCATAAATAGCTTGAGTTGTTTTAGATGTTGTTTTTGTTTTAACCATAGGTCTTCCACCAGGAGCTAAAACGATTGGACTAGAAACAAACTTCAGTTCATTTGTATTTGGTTCAGCTGAATTTGTTTTTGTTTTAGATGCAATTGTTGGACGGCTTGCTGCACAGTTATACATAACATGTCGAGTCGCATTTACATCGCCATCGAATTCAAATAGTAATGCAAATGGTTTCCCTTTAGCATCAGCTAATTCATTTAATACACCGTCAGTTTCATCTAATTGTTCACCTAATGCATCAATAGCAAATTGTTCTGGGATAGTAGCGATGTTCAATGTTCCATCGTAACCTTGGTTATTACTCGCTGCGTAATAAAGCATGTCATCAGCATAAAATTCAATTAAATCGCCGCGTGGTTCAAAAGTTAGTTCAACCCCACCAGGTAATGGAACTGGAGTACCAAATTTAACTAGAAAGTCTTGAATATCAAATGGTACATAATGTACATTCTTCAAACCAAATGTGACTTTATTTTCTTTATTCATTTACATCAACCTCGTTTCATATATTTTTTGAAATAATTTCTCAGATTCAATAAAAGTCCCATACGAGTCATAAGGAATATCATGATCGTCTAGGACTTTTTCAAGTTTGGTTTCTGCAACTAAGTCTTTTTTAGTTGTGTAAAGTTCAATATTTGCATCGTCTATCTTGTGATAAACCTTGTTATCAGCCATTAAATTTGATGATCCATCCACAAGGATACAAATATAAGGTGGCGCTGGCACTGACTTATCTGGAGTTGCTATGAAATGCGAATAAGCCACAGGATAACCTGTAGCTTCAAGGATTTTTATTAATTCACCTAATGTCATTATTCAAGCGC